GGGGAAATTGATCGGCTGATGCTGCTGGTGCCGCCACGGCACGGCAAATCGGAACTGGCGTCGATCCGGCTTCCGGCATGGTTTCTCGGGCGGCAGCCGCACAAACAGTTCCTCTCTGTGTCGGCGACTGACGGGCTTGCATCGGACTTCGGGCGTTCGGTTCGAAACACGATCAACAGCGCCGAGTATCGGGCGATCTTCGATACGACGCTGGCGGAAGACAGCCAGGCCAAGGGCAAGTGGCACACGTCGGACGGCGGGATCTATTACGCGCTCGGCATCGGCGGATCGGTTCTCGGCCGCGGCGGCGATGTGGTTCTGATCGATGACCCATTCGGCTCAATGCAGGACGCGCAGAGCGAACTCGAGCGCAAGAATGTCTGGGATTGGTACACGGGCACGGCCTACAATCGCCTGATGCCGGGCGGCGCGGTCGTCGTCATCAATCATCGCATGCACGAGGATGACTTGTGCGGGCGGTTGCTGGCGCAGCAGGCGGCCGGTGGCGATACCTGGGAGGTTGTCGAGCTTCCCGCAGTCAACGATGAGGGCGAGGCGCTTTGGCCGGAAGCGTATCCGATCGAGGCGCTGAACCGGATCAGGCTGAACAGCCAGGCGCGATTCTGGTCGGCGCTCTACCAACAGCGTCCCGCGCCGGAAGAGGGCGACTACTTCAAAGTGGAGTGGCTAAAACCATATGACAAAGCCCCCGCCAGAGGAACTCTCCGAGTCTATGGTGCTTCGGATTACGCCGTCACAGCGGATGGGGGTGATTTTACCGTTCACGCGGTCATCGGCCTCGACCCGGAAGGCCGAATGTATCTCCTTGACCTCTGGCGAAAGCAAGCCGCCTCCGACGAATGGGTCGAAGCCTTCTGCGACCTCGTGAAGGAATGGAAGCCGATCGGATGGGCCGAAGAGCAGGGCCAGATCCGCGCCGGCATTGGACCGTACCTCGATCGACGCCAGCGTGAGCGGCAAGCCTACTGCGCCCGCGAGGCGTTCCCAACGCGAGGCGACAAGTCAGTCAGAGCACAGTCCTTTCGCGGCAGGATGGCCATGGAAGGGCTTTACGTGCCGTACGGCGCATCATGGTATCCGGAACTGCGGAGCGAACTGCTGAGCTTCCCGGCCGGCAAGTACGATGATCAGGTGGACGCGCTCGGGCTTGTCGGCCAACTGCTCGACACGATGCTGGCGGGGCACAAGCCGAAGCCGCCTGAGAAGCCCGCAAACGCGAGCGGCTACCGCCCGGCGAAGTCAGACACCTCGTCAGGGGACTGGAAAAGCTACTGATGGTCACAACTAGCGGCTACTCAACCAGCGCACCGGTTAACGGCGCTGGAGGTCAAGCCGCGTCCGTCGATCAGCCAAAGAAGACCGAATACTGGACGCTGGAGCAGTGCAAGCAGTCCTATCTCGATTATACGGGCTCCAAGTCGCTTGAGCTGCAGGAAATCAAGGAAGCCCGGCGCTACCGCCACCATTCGCAGTGGACAGCGAACCAGATCGAGACACTGAACAAGCGCAAGCAGCCGGTCGTCACCTATCCCCGCATCGGCCGCAAGATCGACGGAATCGTTGGCACGGTCGAGCGGCTCAAGCAGGACCCGAAGGCTTACCCGCGCACGCCCAAGCAGGAGCAGGGTGCTGATCTGGCGACCGCGGCGCTGCGCTATGCGATGGAATCCCAGAACTGGGACGCCAAGACACCGATTGCGGCCGACAACTGCGCGACGGACGGCCATTCCGGCATTGAACTGGAGGTGATCCAGGGCGACCACGACGACAACGAGGTCGGATTCAATCTGGTCGAGGACGGGTTCTTTTACGATCCGCGCTCGTTCCGGCTGGATTTCTCCGATGCGCGGTACATGGGCGTGTCCAAACTGGTGGACATCGAAACCGCCGTCGAGATGATGCCCGACAAAGAGGAGGAGCTTCGCGCCTCGACCGACACGGGCGGTGAGCTTGCCACCAACTCGGATCGGGACAATCGTTGGTTTACGACGATCGGCAAGCGCAAGTTCATCCGGCTCGTTGATCTCTGGTACATGCACAAGGGCGGCTGGTGCTGGTCGCTCTACACCGGCTCGTCGATCCTGGACGAGGGCGAGAGCTACTTTGTCGACGAGAAAAAGAAGACCATCAGCAAATACCTGATGTTCCGCTGTGCTGTGGACCAGGACGGCGATAGCTACGGCTTCGTGCGCGCGCTCAAATCCTCGCAGGACGAGATCAACCAGCGCCGTTCCAAGGGCCTGCACATCCTCAATACGCGGCGGATTATTGGAGAGATTGGCGCGTTTGACGATATCGAAGAGGCGCGGCGCGAGGCGGTTCGGCCGGACGGATTCGTGCTGCGCAACAAGGGGTTTGAGGCTGAGTTTGACGATCAGTCCAAGCAACTGGACCTGTCGGGCCAACTCAAGTTCCTTGAAGATGCCAAGGCCGAGATCGACAATTACGGGCCGTCCCAGGTTGTGACCGGTCAGGGCGTGGACGGACAGTCGGGCCGGGCCATTCAGTTGCGGCAGAACGCAGCGCTGGCCGAGCTCGGCCCGTTTATCCTGTCTTATCGAAGCTGGAAGCTGCGGGTTTACCGGGCAGTGATGGCAGCCATCCAGAAATACTGGACGGGCGAGCGCTGGATTCGTGTGACCGACGACGACGGGTTGGCGCAGTTCATCCAGATCAACGGCACGCAAATCGACCCGATGACCGGCCAGTCGCAGATCGTCAACGCACTCGGCTCGCTCGATGTGGATATCATTCTGGACGAGGGGCCTGACACCATCAACGCAATGGCCGATACGCACGATACACTCAAGGAAGTGTTGCCGGCTGTTGCCCAGATGCTATCGCCGCAGCAGGCTCAGGCCGCTATTGCAATCCTGATCGAGACCTCGGCGCTCCCGAGCGAGGCGAAGAAGAAGTTCAAGGACGCGAGCCAGCCGCAACAGCAACCGCCACCCGATCCCGCGCTTGAAATGGCCAAGAAGCTGGAACTGGCAAAATCCGATGCGGAGGCGAAGGACAAGGCAGCCGCGGCTGGCCTTAAACAGGCCCAGACCCAGAAAACCATCGTGGAAACGCAGCTCCTGCCACAAAAGGCCGCCCACGATCAGGCGATGGACCACACGAAGATGGCGCACACGGCCATCACGGATATTCAGGATCGCGCCGACGACCAGCAGACACAGCAAATGGACATGATGCGCGATCATGCCGACCGGCACCAGGCGGCTGTATTCCGCGGTGCCGACATGCACGACGCCGAACAGGCAAGACAATTCCAGGGCCAGCAGAGCGAGGCGGATCGCGCCGCGCAGCAGGCCGCCATGCAGGCAAGAATGGCGCAGCCACAAGCAGCGCCGGCCTGACCATTCGTAGCGCCACGACACGGCGCGGGCATCGGACAGCCCAATCCCAGTCCGGCTCGTATGTGACCACGACACGGCACCGCCAAGCCCGGCGATAGGGCGTTCACGTAGGCGCCACGATACGGCGAGGAAGACGCACCATGAGTGAGACTGAAACCACTGCCCCGATGGACGACAAGGCACTGTTTGATGCGGCCATTGCAACCGAGGCGCCGGCGCAAGCCGAAGCCCCGGCACAGGAAGCCGCTCCCGAACAGCCGCAGGACGCAGGCCCGGCCCGTGATGAAGCGGGACGGTTCGCGGCCAAGACTGAAGCTCCGGCCCAGGCCGAGGCTCAGCCTGCCGATAAGACCCAGCAGCCTGACAACTCCGCGCAGATCCCTGCGTGGCGTGTGTCGGAAATCGCCGAGGCCCGACGTGCGGCCGAAGCGAGGGCTTCTGAGAACGAGCGGCGTGCGGACGAACTTGAACGTCAGAACAGGCAGTTTCAGGCACAGCTACGGCAACTGACCGAAAAACCCCCAGAGCCGATCGACCCGTACGTTGATCCGGAAAAGTTCACGGATCAGCGCACAAGGCAGGCAATCGATCCCATCGCCAAGCAGATGGCCGACACACGCGAATACTTCTCGCGCAAGGATGCCATCCGCACCTACGGGCAGGAAACTGTCGTGAGCGCCTACAAAGCGTTCGAGCAGGCCACCCGTACCGGCGATCCCCGCGTGGCTGGACTCGTCCAGCGTGTTCTCGGCGGCCCAGATCCTTTCGAGGATATCGTGTCGTGGCACAAGCGGGAAACGGCTCTCACTACGGTCGGCGGCGATCCCAATGCGTGGTTCGAGAAGGAACTGGAACGACGGTCAAAGGAAGACCCTGAGTTTCAGGCCAAGTACCCCGCATTGCGAGCAGCCCAGCCCGCGCCCGCACAGAATGGTGCAGTCCCAAGCGTTGTGAAGCTTCCACCCTCGCTCAACCGCCAGCCCGGCGCCGCAGCAGCGACGCAGAACGGCAGCCTGAGCAACGAGGATCTCTACAGGTTCGCCACCAGCTAGCCGCCGCGACATCCGCAACGACCGACCCGCCCTCGTGGCGGGTTTTTTGTTGGGCGCGTGACGGCCACACACCGAAAGGACAACGGCTATGGCCGTCACGACTATCTCGAGCAATAACAAGCTCATCAAGTTCACGCAGGAGATCAATCGCGAATTCGTGCGTGAAAACCTGTTCTCGCCGTACATGGGCGAGGACGCGACCTCGGTCATCCGCCGCCGGATGGAGCTGAAGAACGGCGGCGAGCAGATGAACATTCCGCTGGTCACGCGTTTGACCGGCGCCGGCGTCTCGACCGGCACGCTGGTCGGCAACGAAGAACTGATCGACAACTACGGCATGCGCGTCTGGCTCGATTGGGCCCGGCACGCCGTCGTGACGAACAAGGCGGAAAGCCAGAAGGATTCGGCCGACATCTTCGGTGAGGCCAAGCCGCTTCTGGCCGACTGGGGCAAGGAGCTGCAGCGCGACGAACTGATCTCCGCGTTGATGGCTCTTCCGTCGGAGTCGCAGCCATCGGCCGGCGTTCGCGTCAACGGCATCCAGTATGATCTGGCCACGGTCGGCCAGCGCAATACCTGGAACTCGGACAACTCGGATCGCGTCGCTTACGGCTCGGTCGCGTTCAATGCGACGCACACGACTGCACTGAGCACGCTCACCAGCACCACGGTCGACAAGCTGACGGGCGCGAACGTGTCGCGCATGAAGCGCATCGCCTCCCTGTCGAACCCGCGTATTCGTCCGTTCAAGACCAAGGACGGCTACGAGTATTTCGTGCTGTTTGCCGGCACGAACTCGTTCCGCGACCTGAAGACTGACCTGGCGACCGTCAACAAGGACGCGCGGCCTCGTGAGGTCAGCGGCCTGCCGAACCCGATCTTCCAGGACGGCGACCAGATCTACGACGGCGTGATTGTCCGGATGGTCCCGGAAATCTCGACGTTCGTCTCCAACGTCTGGACCAATCTGAAGACGGCCGCCGCGGGCTCGACTCGCGCCGAGCCCGTGTTCCTCTGCGGTCAGCAGGCAGCGGCCTTTGCCTGGGGCCAGATGGCCAAGCCGACGTTCCGTAGCGAGGACGACTACGGCTTCATCACCGGCACCGGCATCGAGATGGCTTACGGCGTTGCGAAGATGTTCAAGAAACATCCGAACACCGGCACCAAACTCGTGCAGTGGGGCACCGTGACGGGCTTCGTCTACGCCCCGGCCGACGTTTAATCCCTGAAAGAACGGAGAACACACAATGACGACTTCCCTCAATACGGGTGTCTCTGCCAGGGACCCGAACGAGCAGCAGGTTATCACGCTGCGCAAGCGCATCACGTTTTCGGACGTTGCCGGCACGGTGACGGTCGGGAAAATCCCGGCCGGCGCTTCGGTCACGGGCGGCGGCATCCATGTCATCACGGCGTTCAACGCAACGACCACCAACGTTGCGAACGTCGGGTACATCGGCGCCACCACCAACGCGAGCGCCTATGCGACGGCGCTCACGACGGCCGCGGTCGGCTTCATCGTTCTGGACGAGTTGGCGGCGACTACCAACATCCAGGGCACTGTGGAGCACACCGTGACTGTCGCCCCGACCGAAACCGGTGCGGCATCCACGGCTGGCGTGGCGGACGTGATCATCCAGTACGTTACGAACTCGTAACCAAGGAGCGGGGCTTCGGCCCCGCTTCTTTTCTGCGGAGGGAAAATGGAGTTGCTGGTTGGGAGCGGCGCAAACACGAAAAAGCGCATGTGGCTTCCCGGTCACGAAGAATGGACCGAGCTTGTTACCCTCGACATGAACCCGGACCACAAACCGGATGTCGTGTGGGATCTGACAAAGCGACCGTTGCCGTTCGACGACAATACATTTGATGAAATTCACGCTTATGAGGTGATCGAGCATCTCGGGCAGCAAGGCGACTGGCGCTCGTTCTTCGAGGAATGGGCGGAGTGGTGGCGCCTTCTCAAGCCGGGCGGCCATCTCTACGCCTGCTCTCCGGTCTGGTCGAGCGAGGGCGCGTGGGGCGATCCAGGTCACACCCGGGTCATATCAATCGCCTGCCTGACGTTTCTGGTGCAGACGGAATACACCAAACAAGTCGGCATCACACCGATGACCGATTATCGCTTTATCTACAAGGCGGACTTCGATCTGCTCTTTTCGGAAGAGAGGGGAGAGAATTTCCTCTACATCATGCAGGCGGTAAAGCCGTCGCGGTGCCCATGACGGATTATAACCTGAAGGGGCTATCGGTCTTTCTGGCGATGCCGGTGCAGGAGGATGTGCCGATCGAGGCGGTGGTCTCGCTGTTCGCGACCGACGCGCACTTTCGCAATCTCGGCGTCCCGCTGCACACCACGTTCCAGATCGGGGGCACATTGTGCGGCTCGCGCTGTCAGGCAGCGGCCGACTTTCTCGCCAGCGGGGCAAACCGGCTGCTCTGTCTCGACAGCGACATGGTGTGGAAGCCGGAGGATGTTGTCAGGCTTCTCGCCATGTCCACGGTTATGGACATCGTGACGGCTCCCTATGTGGCGCGGCGCGATCCCCCGGCATTCTTTGTCCGTGTTCCGAATGGCGAAGATCTGACCTGTAACGAGCATGGTTGCGTCGCTATTGACGGAACGGGACTTGGGTTCTGCGTGATCAGCCGGAAGGTCATCGAGGACCTTTCCACCAAGGCGCCGACAATCCAGTTTCCGGCGAGCGTTCCAATCCCGGAACTGTTCCGCTTTACCGTCGTCGACGGGCAATTCCGCGGTGAGGACATCGCGTTTTTCGAGGATGCCAGAGCCGCCGGCTATCAATGCTGGATGGATACGAGCATTCAACTCGGCCACGTCGGCCGCAAAGTCTATAGCGCCAAACTGAACTTGCGGGAGGCATGATGGGAGCGCCGACGTTCAGCCTGGAGGGAGTTTCGGTTTTCATCGGAATGCCGACGCGCGAGGCTATTCCTGTTCCTACGGTTGCGTCTTTGGTCAACACCGTGACCTGGCTGGAGCAGAACAATATCCCGCATTTTGACTCCATCGTTGAGGGCGGGACGATCTGTAGCGCCCGATGTCAGATTGCGAAGGCGTTTCTGGAGGGCAATTGCAGCCATCTGGTTTTCATCGACAGCGACATGCAGTGGGGTGAGGGGGAATTCATTCGCCTTCTGGCTCTTTCGACCAAGCTGGACATCGTAGCTGCTGCCTATCAGGGACGGTACGACCCACCTGATTTCCATATGCGTGCGCTGGGCGAAGTGACGTCGCCGGATCAGTTGGAGGAAAACGAGTACGGCTGCATCAAGATGGCGGGGGTCGGACTAGGCTTTACTGCCGTGTCTCGAAAGGTAATTAAAAAACTAGCCAAGAACGCACCAATCATCAAATACCGCCAGGATGACATCCTTCCTGAAATCTTCCGGTTCGACAAAGACGAGAACGGGAATTTCCGCGGCGAGGACATGAACTTTTTCGAGGACGCCAGACAGGCCGGGTTCGATCTCTGGATTGATCCCCGAATTACGTTGGGCCACGTCGGACGAAAAATCTATAACGCGCCGCTCGTCCTGAAAAAACCAAAACTGCAGATCGCGAGCTGATCATGGCCAAGAACCGAGCCGCTCTCGCGCGCCGCGCTCTGGAAAAGCTGCTCGTGGTTGGTTCCGCTAACCCGCCCGAGGCTGAGGATATCGAGCAGGTAGACGGCGTGATCGATGCCGTCGTGGCCGATCTCGACGCCCGGCATGTTTTTACCGTTCAGGACCTGACCGATATCGATATCCGGGCGTTCGAATGGATTGCCGATTGCCTTGCCGTGATGGTTGCCTCCGACTTTGGGCAAACGCCGGATGAGGCAAAGCGGATGAAGGCTGAAAACATGCTCATTACGATCTCTGCGACGCGGCCGAGCAAGGAAGCCGCGATGGTGGATTATTTCTAATGGCCGCCATTGTTTTCCCGACCTCATCGGCGCCCGGAGCGGAGCCGCAGGAGGGGTCGGGCCGGCTTATCAACAATCGTGCCGTAAAGACCGAGCAGGGAGCGCGCGGGCCGATCCTGTACAAGCGCCCGGCCGGTTTGCGGGAAGTTCTCAACATCACCGGGCATTCGCATTACCGCGGCGGCATCCTGATCGGATCGACGCTAGTCGTGGTGCTCGGCGAGCGGGTTTACGCGGTCACGGTATCTGGAACAACGTTTTCGGCAACCAATCTTGGAGCGCTATCCGGGACCGATACAGTGACGATCGCGCGCAACAACGCCGCTACCCCGAATATCGTCGTGATATGCGAGGCAGGCACGTTCAATCTGTTCACCAATAGCGCCCCGACATCGTTTGCTGATGGTGATCTGCCCGCAGTCAACAGCGTGGCCGGACTGAACGGCTATCTGATCTTCACCACGGCATCGGGGCAGATTTGGGCCACGGGCCTGAATGCCGTAACGGTTGCCAGCGATGCGTTCACCAACGCACAGGTCAAGCCGGATGGGCTGCGCCGGGGTGTGGCGTTCCGCGGCGAATACTTCGCGATGGGCGACGACTCGATCCAGGTGTTTGACGAAACCGGCGATAGTCCGTTTCCGCTGGTCTACAAGAAGATCACCATTCCTCGCGGAATTTGCGGCACGAACGCGGTTGCGGGATGGGAAGACGGCTGGGCCAACGAGCTGATATGGGTCGGCGAGGACAGCATTGTTTACAGGCTTGATGGCTACACTCCGACGCCGATCAGCAATGCCGACGTTACGCGCGCCATATCGACCGCAGCGGATCACTCCGCGATCGAGGCGTCCGTCTACATGGATGGCATGGACGCGATCTTTGCCATCACGTCGCCCGGCGAGTGGACGTGGGAATACAACAAAACGACCGACCGATGGAATGAGCGTGAAAGCTACGGCCGGGACGACTGGCGTGCACGCGGTTCGATCCATGCCTTCGACCGCTGGATTGTCGGCGATGACCTGACCGGAAAGCTCGCATCGGTCGACCCGACCTATCGCAGGGAATACGGCGATCCGCTCATCTGGGACCTGATCAGCGGCGCCAACGCATCGTTTCCGGCTCGTATCAAAATCCCGCGCATTGATCTGGATTTCACGGCCGGCATTGGCAATGCGGCCGGTGAGGACCCGATGGAAACCGATCCGGTCGTGCTGATCCGCCTGTCGTTCAATGGCGGGCGCGACTGGGGCAATGAAATCAGACGGCCGCTCGGCAAGCAGGGCGCGGGCAACCGTCTCGTAACGGTCAACCGGTGCGGATCGACCAAAGCCAAGGGCATATGCGTCTGGCTTCGTGTGTCTGATCCCGTACCGGTCGGATTCTTAGGCGGACAATTGGTCGGGCTTCCGGAGGCGGCGTAATGCCCTTCACGACCGCGCTGAAAGCCTTCCCGCGCATCCCGAGTGAACAAGCTCCGATCGTCCAGCAGCCTTCAGGCTTGCCTGCCACGACGTTGACGACGTTCCTGACCGGCCTGCGGGACTGGGCCACTACGATCACCGCAGGGCTCGGCGAGAGCGGGGCGACTTCGTACACGGTTGGCACCCTCCCGACAGCGGTCGGCAAGACCGGGGTCCGGTTCATGGTGACGGACGCCAACTCGACGACGTTCAACAGCATCGTGGCGGCCGGCGGGGCGAACATCGTGCCAGTGTTTTCCAACGGAACGACGTGGCGGATCGGATAGCACATGGGCAATATGTTGACGGATATCTTCACTGGTGCGCCACAACAGCAGGCCGCAGCGGATACGCGCGCCTATATCGGCACGCAACAGACTAATCTCCAGAACGCGAATAACACAGCTCGAGACGCAGCTGGCAACTACATCACGCAGGGATACGGCAATGCGGCCGGCCAGCTCGGGCAGGGCTACGACGCCGCATCTGGCGCGATCAACCAGGGCGCACAAGGCGCGCTCGGCTATCTCGGGCAGGGCGCGGCCGGTGCGATGGGCCAGCTTGGGCAGGCCCGATCCGACCTGACGGCAAATGGCGGCGCCTATCAGCCACTCACTGACCTTGCGGGCCGTTACAAGCAGGGGTCTGACCTCTACAACAACGCACTCGGCGTCAATGGCGCGAGTGGAGCTCAGGCGGCGCAATCGGCTTTCACGGCGGCTCCGGGCTACCAATACACTCTCAATGCCGGGCTCGATGCTATCGATCGGCGGGCCAACGCAGCCGGAATGCTCGCGGGCGGCAACACGAACCGCAGCGCGATCGACTATGCAACCAATGCGGCCAACCAGGGCTATGACTCATGGCTCAACCGGTTGCAGGGCCAGCAGGCAGGCGAACTCAGCGCCACCTCGGGCGCGGCGGCTGGAAATCAAGGCAACAACCAGGCATTGGCTGCGCTCGGCACGACCGGCGCGAATATCCTGAACACGCAAGGCCAGAATCAGGCCGGCATCGTGGCGGGGCAGGGAACGTCACTGGCTGACCTTGCCAAGGGCTACTACGGCGGTCAGGCAGGGCTCGACACACAGCAGGCCGGGCTTCTGGCGCAGAATACGGTGGGCGCTAACAACGCCAATCAGGCCGCGGTGCTCAACCTCACGCCGGGGTACACGAAGACCTACAGCGATGCCGCGGCGGCGCAGACTGCTGGCTCTGGCAATCTGTGGAACCTCGGCATTCAGGCGGCCAAGTTGGCGGCTGGAGCAGCAGGCGGAATTCCGGGTGGCGGGGGCGGTTCTGCGCCACTTAACATCTCGTCAGGCTCGATTGGTGGATCGGGTGGGTGGTTCTGATGGCCGATTTTCCGACTGTCGACTTCAGTCCGATCGGCGATCTCGCGAATGTCTACAATGCTGCCCGACAGAAGGCGACGCGCGAACAGGTGCTAAGCCGACTCGGACAGGGCGATGGCCCACTAGATTATGGCTCGGCGGCAAAGCAGCTTCTCGCGGCCGGTGATACCGAGGGCGGATTGTCGCTCGCGCGACTTGCCCAACAGCAATATCTGACTTCGCCCGACTACATTACGCAATCCGAGACCGCGAAGGCGAAGGTTGCTGAACAGTTTGCGCCGAAGACGACAGATATTACCTTGCCCGGCGGCGATAAGGTCACGGTTCAAAAGGGGCCGACTGGTTACACAGTTCCAACGGTGCAGGGGATGCCAGCACCAACGCCCGGAACCGAAGTCCCCGCCGGAGTTGACCCGAAAGAATATCGGAAACGCCTTGCCGATGCGCATGTGACCAATCAGGAAGATTCGGTCAAAAGCGCGAAAGCCGCGGCGGACTTTCAGCCGATTGTCGATCAGGCTGTCGCGGCCTATGAACGCGCAATTGCCAGCGGAGCTGTCGGCCCAATTACCGCAAGCCCCGCGGGCCGCGCGATCGGCAAGTATGTGACCGGAAGCGAGGCCGAGAAGGCCCGCCAGGATTACGACTTGGCCAGATCTGCTCTGCAGGCACGTATCACGGCGGCGCAGAACAAGGGTGAGGGCGCGGTCTCGAACTTTGAGCGCCAGATGTATGCGGCGCAGTTCCCTGATCTGACTTCGATCGAGCCGGACAAGCAACTTCAATACCTCAAGCAGATTCAGGCGCAGACCCGACAGACCCAACAGGCCGGTCAAATTCCGGCGCTTGGGCAGGCGCCACAGGTTGGGGCCGTAATGAACCGGCCCTCCATCCCGAACGGCAATCAAACTCCGGCAAACCCGAATGCGTGGCGTACCAAGGAAACCATCACTGCCGCACGCGCTAACCCTCAAGGTGCTCTCGCCGAAGCCAAGGCCGCCATCGATGCTGGTGCCGACCCAGCCGTGGTCATACAGCGCCTGCGTCAGGTCGGTATTGATCCTTCGCCCTTGACCGCGCAGCCGACACAACCGGGCTTCGCTGGCCCCGCACAGAGGCAATAATGGGCCTCTTTGATGATCTCCTCCCGGAGAGCACAGTAGCGGGTCCACCAGGGGTTCCGCGCATCACGGTCACGCCGGGTTCGGTCGAGCGTCCCGCTATTCCGCCCGAGGGCCGCCAACTGCTTGACACGATCGCGGGGTCGGAAAGCCCTGGCTATAACGTCAAATACGGCGGCGGCACGTTCAATGACTTTGCCGACCATCCTCGTGAACCTGTTCCGATCAGGTCTGGACCAAATGCAGGCAATGTCTCGACCGCTGCCGGCCGCTATCAATTCCTCGCGCCGACGTGGGATGCGGTCAAAAAAGAAGCCGGGTTGCCCGACTTTTCGCCCGATAGTCAGGACGCAGGGGCATGGTATCTCGCGAACAAGACCTATCAGCAGCGAACCGGGCGAGATCTGACGCAGGACTTGCAGGCAGCAAAAGGCAACCCAAGCGCCGTCAAGCAAATTGGGGGCGCGTTGTCCGGTATCTGGACCTCGTTGCCCGGTGGAATTGAGCCAAACCGCGCCACAGCATCGTTTGCCAGCCGCTACGATGGCGGCAGCAATCCGGCGACGGATTTCAGTGCTCAGTCTCGCGCACCATCCCAGCCGCTCGGTCTGTTCAACGATCTTGTCCCGCAAGGGGCAGGCGCGGCGCCGTCAGCGGAAGGACCTCCCTCCGCATCCGCTGACGTGCAGCCTGCGCCCGTGGGGGCGAATACTGAGGGGCTGAGCAACCGGCTGGCGCGAGAAGGTGCAAGTCCGCCAATGCCGCCCGGGTTTCTCGATAAACTGTCCGCCATGTGGGAAAATCCACCAAAGGACAAACTCTCGGTTATTGGCATGATCAAGAGTGCGTGGGAGGGCGCGACTCTGCCCGGTGATGTGACAAGTGGGAAGGTAGCCATCATAGGTGAGGATGGGCGCACTAATCCTGAAGTCATCCAGCGCAGCGCGCAGCTTGCACAGGCAACGCCCTTGGCCGCAGCTCCAGGTGGAGCTTTTGCTGGTGGTGCACAGGCGGCGGCCAAGACACTTGGCTCAGTGGCTGAGCAGTCTATTCCTGCGGCTGTTCCTAAGGTTGCCGCTCCGACTGCCGCACAGCTCAAGACAGCCGCAACCCAAGGGTTTCAAAGCGCGCCAGTCAAAGAACTTGAAGTCGCACCACGTGCTATCAGTGAATTCGGCCAAACTCTCCGTACGAAACTCAACGAAGCTGGCATTGACGAAAACTTGGCTCCAAAGACGTTTGGGGTACTGTCGAAGGTCGAAAGCATCCCTGCAGACGCTGTCGCCGTCACTGGTTCCAATATACAGTCTCTTCGCCGCACGTTCCAGATGGCGGCAGGATCTCCTGACAAGACGGAGAGAATGGCGGCCTCTAAAGTCATCGACGCGATTGATGAACTTATTCCGAACCTCGCCGCTCGCGATATTTTGTCTGGTGACGCGAAGGCCGCAGCGCAAGCTTGGGCGACTGCGCGTGGAAACTATGCTGCAGCGTCACGTGCCGAGGATATTGCCAAGGCGGTCCTGAAAGCGCAGCGACAGGCCGAAGCCGCAGGATCTGGCGCAAATATCGACAATGCGACCCGCCAGCAGTTCAGGTCAATTCTGAACAATGACAAGAAACTGCGCGGATTCAATGCCGAAGAAAAAGCGCAGATGGAAGACATCGTACGCGGTACGGCAACCGGTAATTTCGCTCGGCTGATCGGCAAGGCGGCGCCAACGGGGATTGTCTCAGGTGCATTGTCGGGCGGGGCAGGACTTGCTGCCGGCGGCCCCGCCGGCGCCGTGCTGCTGCCTCTGGCTGGCCTGATCGGAAAGAAGATCGGAGACCGCTCGACCGCCCGACAGGTCGAGGCCCTGAGCGAATTGGTGCGCTCTCGCGCGCCGCTTGCCAAATCCATGGAAGACCTCGCGGCCAAGTCTCAGGCGCTTCAGGATCAGGGGCGCAATGCCCGTACCATGTCAGCGCTGGCATTATCGGCTCGCAATGCGACGATGAATCTCAAGGATGCCGGTATCAATCTTTCGACGGCGGATGTCATGCGCGCGCTGCAAGGCCCCGTATCCGGTCGCGCCGAAGACGATCAGCCAAACTGACCACGGGTACGCCGTAAGCGTCCATATCGCTACGCAATAGATCAACAAGGCCCGCCGTCTCGCGGGCCTTTTTTTATGGGAGGTTCCAATCGGAACGCTCTGGCCCAAATCCGCATCCTTCGAGTTCGACCAGAACGGCGAACCCGCGCTGGGTGCGCTAGCATATTTCTACGAGGCCGGCACGTCTACGCCCCGGCCGGTCTATCAGGATGCCGGGCTTTCCACCACGCATCTGCACCCGGTCGCGGCTGATGGCGATGGCCGGTGGCCGGCGGTGTTTCTCGCCTTCGGCTCTTACAAACAGCGGCTCACGACGGAGGGCGGGACCGAGCTTTCAACGATTGACGAGATACCGAACCCAGAGCCGTTCAGCGATGCGTTTACCCTCGACACGACCACGGTCCTGAACACCGGCGACATCTGGGGCGCGCTCAAGAATGGCACGCGCTCAGGCGCGGTTCGCCTCAACGGGCGGACGATCGGCAGCGCGGCCTCGAGCGGAACGGAGCGCGCGAATGTGGACTGCGCCGACCTCTATGCCTACATCTGGGACAATACCGCAAACGCACAGTGTCCTGTGGCGACAGGCCGAGGCGCCACAGCTGCGGCAGACTTTGCAGCCAACAAGGCGATCACGCTTCCTGATTGGCGCGCGGTCGCCCCAATCGGCTTTGACGACATGGGCAATACGGCGGCGAGCCTTTTGGGCTCAGCTCCGGTTGTCACAGGCAGCGGAATTCTGGCCGGTTCGATCCTCGGAGCGAATACGCATACGCTGCTGACTGCCGAAACTCCGGCACACACGCACACGTTCTCGGCGACATCGAGTTCAGATGGTGCGCATACGCACACCGGAACGACATCATCGAACGGCAGCCACGCCCATACGATAACGATCACCGATCCGGGCCATTTTCATAACCCAGGCGGGGCTGCCGGTGCGAACTTCACCACATTCGTCGGATCTGGCGGTGGCAGTACAGTAAGCGGCGGTACGAACTATACCACGGTAGCCGTTACCACCACGAATACGACCGGCATTACGGCATCGTCCGACACCGTGGCGGCGCATACGCACACATTCACGACGTCGAGCGATGGCGCCCATACCCATACGATCTCCGGAACGACTGGCTCGATCGGATCGGGAAGCGCGCACAACAACCTCGCACGGTCTGCTCCCATAACGTGGTTTATCAAGCTTTGAGGCCGCCAGCATGAATGAAGTCAAGCTCGGCGCAGCCTCCACGCGCGAGGACTACAGCGACTCCTGGCAGGCGCTTGACGACGACGGCACGGCTATCGACTTGACCACCGCAACCATCGTCTACGAGCTGCGCGACCCGAACACATGCTTCAGAACTGCGGCAACCGTGACAATCGACACAACGACATTCACCGCAACGATTCCGGTCGCAACAATGCGCGGTCTCACCCCGAGGGATCATGATGTCGGCTGCACGATCAAGATCGATGATGTGACGACACAGTTCTTCATCGGGACAATCCCCATCACTGATGGCGTGGTGTCGTAATGGCGAGCCGCCCCGTCAGCCTCAAGCTCCTTCCCCGCACGACGGTCAAGGCCAAGAGCGTATCGCGCATTGCTGCGCGCGTGCTCGGTGGCGATGGCATTCTTGTCGAGAAGGCCAACGGCGCTTACACGATTTCGGTTGACGCGGCTAATCTTCCGGCTGTCGTCGGGCTCGTCATTGGTGTTGACGTCCAGGCTTACGATACCGATCTTCAGGCGCTGGCCAACAATTCGACCAATGGAATGTGGGCGCGTACCGGATCTGGCACGGGTTCTGCGCGAACGATAACCGGGACCGCAGCCGAAATCACTGTCACGAATGGCGATGGCGTTTCGGGCAATCCTACGGTTTCCATTCCAGCCGCCGTTACACTCACAGGCAAGACGCTTACGGGCGGCACATTCAACTCACCGACATTGGTAACGCCTGCGCTCGGAACGCCTGCATCTGGCGTCATGACGAATGTCACGGGACTTCCGGTTTCGACCGGAATCAGCGGGCTCGGCACGGGCGTTGCGACATTCCTCGCAACGCCATCGTCGGCCAACTTCGCTGCCGCAATCACGGATGAGACTGGGACTGGCTCAGTTGTTCTCTCCGATAGCCCGACGCTTAACGTAAGCGCGGGGGTGCAGTCGACTGCCTCCGGTGCATCGGCTGGCCCGATATTTTCGCTCAATCGCCTCAAGTCCGGAGCGGCGTCCGCAAACGATTTGATCGGTACAGTTACGTGGGGCGGCAAGAACAGCACGCCGGCCAACTTCAATTATGGCTTGGAGCAATTCAAGGTACTTGACCCGACTGCGGCATCTGAAGATTCCGAGTGGCATCTGCAAACAGCGGTCGCCGGGACGCTTGCTGATCGCATCGTTGTCGGCCAGGGCGTCGTTGTCGGGTCACCGACCGGAGGAGACAAGGGCGTCAACACGCTCAATGCAACCGAACTCTATCGCAACGGAACTGCGCTTGCGACAGTCGCGACCAGCGCGAGCGCATCTGACCTCTCGACGGGGACGCTGCCGACCGGAAGAAT